ATACGGCCACGACGCCGCGCAGGCCTCGCGCTACGCCGACGATGCGCGCGAGCTGATGCGCCGCGGATTCAGCGCCGCGCATGCCGTGTCCGCCATCACCCGCCGCGCACGAACGCCGCGCCGCCGCCCTCTCCGCCTGCACTGGGGGTTCCAAGTGATCCGCTACGTATCCGCAGCGCGCAAGCGGAAATTGCGCAAGCGTGGGACTCGTGTGTGGTGGTGCGAGTTCCGCAAGTCTTACGCGTGGGATTTCACTGGGGGTTCCAATGGCTAAGCACACGCCGGGCAATTGGGTTGTAGGCGAAGGCAAAGCTGCGCGGATCGTTTACGCGTCGGATAGTTATGCGGTTGCCGATGCGACTGTCTGGCATGGCGGAGTAGAAGAGGCAGAAGCCAACGCCCGCCTTATCGCAGCGGCGCCGGATTTGCTTGCTGCCCTTCAAGTGACACGCGGGCAATGGATCCATAGTGTGAACGCGGATGAATGCCTTGCCGCCATCGCCAAAGCCACCGATGCCTGACGCGCCCGGCCTCACCGAATACCGCCCGGTTCCTCTGACGTACAACATCCCGTGCGAGTGGGAGCCGCCGAAGCAAACAGACAGAGCGCCGCTGCCGGTGTATCCGCTGCCGGGCGACCTGCCGGTTCTGGAGATACGAAGATGACTCAAAGGTTTTTTGAAACCCTGCGCAGGATGCATTTCCATGCTAGATGTCACCGGGATTATCAAGTTTATGGCCGCCGTCGCGACTACGACGCAGAGGAAGTGAAGGCCATGGAAACCGTCAATGTGATGCATGACGCGCTGCGGCGCGTGCGCGAATGCCCCTCTAGAGAGGCGCATTGGCTTAGTTCGGTAACTGAAGCCCTTCGCCGGGCTGGAGAGTGAGATGAACATCAATCCCACCGAAATCCTCGCCAACCTGAAGCGCGCCGAGTCTCGCCGTGCGCTGCTGTCCAGGACGAACAACGGCCAAGTTATCGACGTGATGGCGCAGTTCCGAGAGCAGTTCGGCACAACCGAAGACGCGAGCACGCAACTGGATCGGCTGCTGACTCGGCAGGAGTACGTCGGGGGTGGGGAGTGAGCTGGCAGCCTATCGAGACTGCGCCGAAAAATGGCAAGTACATCCTTATCACTGACATCACATGCAGCCCGTGCCATTTGATCGCGAGATGGAAAGGTGATCGATGGTGGGGGCAGCCGACAAAAACAGGAAAGTCAATTGTGTGGGCTAGTGCAACCCACTGGATTCCTCTGCCGGAGCCGCCGCAATGACCGCCGAACGCTGGGAGCCTCTGGTGACGGCGGAGGATGTGGTGGCTGCGCTTAAAGCTGGCCGTTTGGTGCAGCGCAGAAGTAATTACGGGCCTGCATACGACTGGGGCGATGTCTATGCCGAAGACAGAGGGGAATGGATCGAATCTCTGCTTGCAGATGGATGCGAATACCGCGCCCTCATCACAGGAGGCGACGATGAGCAAGAGAACTAATATCGAGTTCATTACTGGGGAAACCGTATCAATTGAGCCGCTGTGCTGGGACTTTAGGGTCTCTACGTCCGTTGATATCAATAAGTTTGTCGACAGCATTGGAATCGAGGTTCTTCTTGATGCTATCGGCGAGGAAGCATGCCGAGAACATTTCGGAATCGAAGAGGACGACGACGATGAGCGCGCCTGAGTGCAGGGAGTGTAGGTGGCTTTATTGCGGGTCGGAAATCTGTAAGAACTTAAACGTTCGCGAATTGTTCGTGACGCATGCGCGACTCGAAAACGGCGACTGCGGCCCCGCTGGGCGCTACTGGGAGCCGAGGGAGGAAGAGAAGTGAGCAGACTCAATCTTGAGCAAACCGTCCGTATCTGCTGCAGGGACAAAGTCACCCACGGTGCGCAAAAGTGGGTCGAGGTTCGAGGGCGAGAGCTGAAGGGAGGTGTATTTGCAGTTACCAAGAATGGCGGGGTCATGGGGCTTACCCACATCAAAACAGGCTCTCTGGTCCAGAACAGAGTCCCCTCTCTGGCCGCTGCGGAGCTCGCTTCGAAGCGCCTGATGGCTCTTGACGTTGATTGGGGCTTTGATAGCCTGGATGCGGTCAAGTCCTTCCCTGATGAAATCCACGAGGCCATTCACGAGATCAGAAAAGATGCATGCAACGGCATAACTAGGCCGAGGGAGGGCGCGTGTACGAATACCGAGAAGTGAAGCCGCCGCACGACTATAAGCCGCTACAGCTGATCGACGAAGACGAGCGCCGCCGCTACTTCGAGCAGAGCGCGCAAACCCAAAACGGCCGAGTGCCGGATTACAGAGAGGTGATGTGATGATCCCGAAGCTCAAGTGGTACAAAGATTTCGATGAGAACGGGGCTTCTGTCTACGAAGCATCATCCATCTATCACGATGACGGATGCCCGTTCCTTTTTAGGATTCGTGCAGAGGACGACGGAACTTTTACAGAGCAGAGTGATGCCGAGATCATCGCTGGGCAGCCGAGGTCTTGGCCGACTTTGGAATCGGCGAAAGAAGCCATCCAGTCCGACCATGAGCGGATGTACGCCAACGGATAACCGCCGGAACCGAATAACACCCGTGCAGGGAACCGGTAGCCCGCCACCGTGACAGGCGGGAAGTATTCGCAGTGTGAGCAACGATGAACGCTTCGGCAGGCATGCCGTGAGCTAGGCCATTCGAGCGGGAAGGCCCGTGCCAAGTAGTCGCCAAGTCACGTACAGCAAGCCGCTACTAGGGCGGAAGAATGCCGGGAATGAACGCCGTCCCGGGCTGCAATCGGCATCCGTCGCCGTGAAAGAACGGGCGCGTGGCCCCGGCGATACGGAGCGCTTTTGAGAGGTCGGATTCGGCGATAGGCCGGGTAAGCGATTCCAGTTCGATTCTGGGACCCCGAAAGGGGCTGGTGGTGAGAGATATCTCCGCTGTGGGTTCAACTCCCACCACGAGTCCGACCCCTCAAGAGGCACACAAGCGCGAGACGGACAACGCATCCCTCCAGGGAGCGCCATCCCCCTGACCCGTCAGATGGCAACCTTTCAACCGGAGCCCTGCAGTAATCAGCACCCCCCCCTACTGGTTGCTGTGGGGCTCCGTCCTAATCAGGTGATGAGATGAACGCAAATATCGCAACGATCCAAGACACAACCGGCGTCAGCATCATTGGGACGCTCGCCAGCCATTACGGCATGGACCGGCAGGCTTTCATTGCCACCATGAAAAAGACCGTGATGGGCGGCAAGGATGCGAGCAATGAACAGATTGCGGCGTTCTGCCTCGTCGCCAAAGAGCATGGCCTGAACCCGTTCACCAAGGAGATTTTTGCGTTCCCTGCGAACGGCGGGATTATCCCCGTGGTAAGCGTGGACGGTTGGCTCAAGCTCATCAATGAGCATCCCGCCTTCGATGGCATGGAGTTCGTCGATGAGGTTGACGACAAGAAATCTCTCGTGTCCGTCACCTGCAAGATGTATCGAAAGGACCGAGCCCATCCCGTCATCGTGACCGAGTACATGGCCGAGTGCGTCCGCAACACTGATACGTGGAAGAAGTGGCCGGCCCGCATGCTTCGTCACAAGGCCACGATTCAGGCCGCGCGTTACGCGTTCGGGTTCGCGGGTATAGTCGAGCCTGACGAAGCGGCGCGGATGGTTGAGCCGATCAATGTGCAGGCGACCGTCGTCGATACGCATGCGGAGGAGTTCATCCGAGAAGCCGGTTTGATGACCGCTCACGAGGATTACGAACCGCTCCGCGAACGCGTTGTGACCCACTACGGCGGCGCTGCGAAGATTCCGCCCATGGTCATCGCTGCACTGAACGACGCCAGAGACCAGACAAGGCCGCGTGACTAATGCGCATCGTTGACTGCGAGCAAGGCACGCCAGAATGGTTCGATGCCCGCCGTGGAATCCCTACGGCGTCGGAGTTCGGCGACATCATCACGCCGGCAAAGGGCGCATATTCAACGTCAGCACAGGGCTACATTGCCCGCCTGGTCGATGACCTGATGAGGCCCGGCGCTAGAGACAAATTCGGGGGAAATGAACACACCGCACGAGGTCACACGCTAGAGCCGGAGGCCCGTCAGTTTTACCAGTTCGAGCGGGACTGTGTTGTTCGTCAGGTCGGCTTTGTGCTTTCGGATTGTGGCCGGTTCGGCTGCAGTCCTGATGCCTTGACCGAAGAGGGAGGCGCAGAAATCAAAGCCCCGGACGGCCCGAAACATGTGCAGTGGCTGCTAGCTGGTGGCCTGCCTGACGAACACAAGGCGCAGGTACATGGGTCGCTCATCATAACTGGCCGGTCGTGGTGGGACTTCGTGTCCTACTGCCCCGGATACGATCCGATCATCGTGCGCGTCACACCTGATGGCTTTACGGACAAACTGCGCGCACACCTTGAACAGTTCCACACAGACTACACCGCCGCGCTTTCACGGTTCGGCATCAAACATCCTTCGGAGGCAGAGTGAACAATTGCAATTTCATTGGGCGAATCGGCAAGGATGCGACGACCCGCTACACGCAAGGCGGTAAGGCCGTCACTGGCTGGTCGCTTGCCGTTGATTCCGGCTGGGGCGACAAGAAGCAAACCATTTGGATTGACTGCAACCTGTGGGGCGACCGTGGCGAAAAGCTGGCTGACTATCTCGTCAAGGGCGCTCAGGTCGGCGTCAATGGCGAGATTGGTACTCGCGAGCACGACGGCAAGACGTACGTGACGCTGAACGTCTCGAATGTGACGCTTACCGGTGGGAAGCCCGAAGGCAACCGTCAGCCGCCCAGCAAGCCCAAGCCGACCGTGAAGGCTGGCGATGGGTTCGACGACGACATTCCTTTTAATTGAGGGGACGCGCCTTGAGTACCAGTGAAATCTGGCGCGCCGTTCCCTCTGTTCCGGGCCTATATGCATCAACTGAAGGTCGCCTGCAAGTCCGCGGATTCACTCACAGGATGCGAAATGGCCGTGTTCTGGTAAGAGATTCAAAGCCTGGAGTGGGCCAATGGGACGGAAGCAGATACATCTACGTCCTGCGCGGCAAAACGTACAAAGTGGCAAGGCTTGTATGCGAAGCATTTCATGGCCCGCCGTTCCCAAGGGCCGTTTGCATGCATTTAGACGAATGCAGCAGGAACAACAAGCCTAGCAACCTTCAATGGGGCACTCAGAAAGAAAATCTGAACGCTCCTGGATTCATCAAATATTGCCAATCACGAACCGGAGAAAAAAGCTCGTGGATAAAAGGCATGAAACGAAAGCAGATTCTGCCATGAACCTCACCGAAGAAGCCCGCCGCCTGCTGACTTGCGATGAGCTGCGGGGGAGAGTGCCTGACGAAGTGCAGAAGTTTTTGCGCGAGGTGGCGGGGTTGGAGCCGGTTGCATATCGATACGTCGATCACCGTCCATGGATGGATAAGCCCGCCATCGGATACACGCAAAACCCTGACGAGTTCGGCATCCCCGACATGCTTGAATCCCTCTACACCTTGGAGCCCCGCCATGACCAGCCGTGAGACCGTCGAGGATGTGCTGCGCGAGATGAGAAAAGACGCGCGGACGCCGACCAAGGACCTTACTCATGCGAGAGGCCATGCCGATGCGTCAGGATACTGGGCCGACCGCATCGAACGCGCGCTCGCGGGGCGGGCGGAGGCTGTGGCGTGGATTCGGTTCTACGCCGATGGCAGCGGCTGCTATGAAGGTCCAATTCACAACTCGCAAATGGACGACATACGGCGCAGATCTGGGAAGTGGACTCCGCTCTGCACCCACCCGCCGGCCAGCGTGCCGGAGGTGACGGAATGGATCGACAAGCTCGATGGCGTGATCATTTACGGAACCGACACGCTCAGCGGACCAGCCGAACCTGTCGAGGATCGCGGGCGCTGGGATCGTGATGGCATCCGAGAAATGGTTCGTAGAGCGCGTGAATTGCGCGCCGCCCTGACCGCCGCCCTGCAGGAGCAGCGCCATGACTAATTCATCAATCGCGTTTCATGCTCTGCCCGAGTTTATAACCTTTACTGGGGTTGACGACGAAACCGATCCTTCCGAACTGGTGCAACTGGCCTGCGACTACCCTGCCGAGTTCGGCCTGCTCTTTTCGCCGAAGCATCAAGGCATTCGCGCGCGCTACCCAAGGCTCTCGACGATCAGCTGGCTTACCGAAGAGCTTCCGCTCCGGTGGTCTGCCCATCTCTGCGGTGCGGATGCTCGGGCTTGGATTCACGATGGCCATTGTGACCATGACCTTCGGGCCTTTCAGCGAGTGCAGATCAACACCGCCGACGCCAAGGTCCAGCCGGCCGTGGTCGGCGAAACTGCCGCCAACCGCAATTTGCGCGCCATTCTCCAGTGCCGAGCTGCGTTCCCGCAGGTCGCCGCCGTGGATGTCCTTTTTGACGCAAGCGGCGGCCGGGGCATCTCGCCGGCTGATTGGCCTGAGGCCGTGAACACAACTTTCTGCGGGTACGCGGGCGGGCTTGGGCCGGAGAATGTGGCTCGGGCAGTCAAAACCATCGGGTTGCGCGCTACGCGCTACTGGATCGACATGGAAAGCGGCGTGCGCGACGAGAATGATCGATTCTCGCTCGCGAAGTGCCGCGCCGTTTGTGAAGCCGTGTATGGGAAGGGTACTCGCCATGACTGACAAGAGCGATATCGAGGCGCTGGCGTGCGATATCTACAACGCGCACAGAACCGAACGCATCATTGCGGGGGCGAAGAATGTCGCATCGTGGTGGGGGATGGATGCGAGGCATCGCGAGCACTGGATGAAGGTCGCCCGCCGCCTTCAGCCCGCGCAGGTGCCGGATGGGTGGTGTTTTGAGGCCAGTGCTGACCGAGTGTACGTGACAGCTCCTGGCGGAAAAACGGAATGCGTTTTCCGGCGAATCGGAACCGAAAGCGGACACTGGGGCTGGGGGTTTGATTTGTGCGCATCACTCGCCGCCCCGCAGCCCGAGGCCGCGCAGACGGCGGGCGAGACGCACTCCGACAATGCCAAAGATGCCGCTCGATTCCGATGGCTGCGAGATCACGCGATCAACACCGAAGGTCGCAATGGTTCGCCATGGTGCGTCTACGGCCTAGATCTTGGCGATTGCACTCCGGCGTTTGGAGCCGAGTTGGTCGCAATGGTCGATGACGCGATGGCGAATGGGATCGTGTGCAGTCCTGTTCCGGTCGAGTCGCTGGGGAGGGATGAGCCCGAGCCCGCCCCTTCGGCGCCCGCGGACGTGGAGGCGCTGCATCCTTCCACGCTCAAGTGGCTGGACGAGCACATCGAGACTGCCGAGGCTATGACCGATGATGACGATCGCGAGGGGCAGCGCGACCTGATCCACTGGCAGCGCCTGCAGCGGTTCGCCCGCCGCCTCTCCGGCGCGCAGCAGGCCGGCGGCGGCAAGGGCGGTGCGTGATGAAGACCAACGGCCTCATCGGCAAAAAGGCGAAGTGCGCGAGGGCGGCGTGGCGCTCCGACATGGTTTGGATCGAAGCGACAGACTGCTGGTTTTCTATTTTGCGCTGGCACCAAGCCCAGCGCGGGAGGAAGTGATGAGCGACGACATCCATAGCTGCAGCTACTACTGCGACAGGCCGGCTTGCGTCAAAGAGCAGAGGGACGAGCTGCGCCAGAGGGTCGCGGAGCTTGAGGCGGACGCTAGGCGGTATAGGTGGCTGAGGGACAACAGCGGAGGCAGTCTCAGCTCTCCATACGTGTGCGGAGTTCATGGCGGACCACTGGCGGGAGATGGATGGCTAACTGGCAGCCTTCTCGACGCCGAAATCGACGACGCCATCGGGGCGGAGGGTGGGACATGACCGACAACAGCAGGCCGCCGGACTGGAGTGAAGAGGCAAAGCTCGATCTCGGTCTGTACGGAACGGCATTCTTTTCCGTAACTCTTGGCGAGCATGGGAACCTGCAAATTAGCCATGTTCCGTTCAAGAATGTCTGTATCGACGTGTCCCGCGAAATCGCGGAGGGGGCGGGGGATGATGTGGGGGAGGTGAAAGATGGCTGACCTCCTGACCGTCGAGCAGGCCGCCAAGCAATGCGGGGTGTCCGCCCGGACCCTCCGCAGGGCCAACAAGGCCGGAAAGCTTCACTTCTGCCGTTTGGGTCAAGGCCCAAAGACCGACCGTATCCGACCGCAAGACCTAGACGCCTTCATTGAATCATGCCAATCAAGAAACGGACGAACGGAAGCTATCAGGTATTTGTCGCCATCCCCGGTGGCAAGCCGTTTAGAAAGTCTGATCGGCGATGGACGTACGCGGACGCGCGCGAAGTCGAAAGGCGCATCATCGCCCAAGCCCGCGACATTGCGGCTGGTCGTGAACCGAACAGAACCATTGAGGACGCGCTAGAACGATGGCTGACCGACCATGTGCCGCGCCTGCGAAGTTCGAGAAAGGTCATCAACCACTGTCGCATGCTGCTGCCCTACATCCGGAATCGCCCAATCTCGGAGATCCCGAAAGTCTGGGCCGAAATCAAGGCGAAGGAACAGGACAAGGCCCCGGCCACGGTCAACCACAAAGGGCGGATTCTGCGGCAGATCGGGAATGCGGCCTGGAAGGAATGGGGGTGGATCGACAGGCCGCCTAGCATCGGGCTGCTCCCGGAAACCCCACGGGAACGCTTCCTGACGCTGGCAGAGGTGGACGCACTGGCGAGGGCCAGCGGAGATGATCGGGTTGCGGGCTATATCTACTTGGCCGCTTACACCGGGATTCGCCGGGGGCATCTGCTCCGGCTAACGAGGGACGACGTACAGGACGGATTCCTGCGCGTTGACAGGTCCTCCAAGACGCGCGGGCTGCAGATCGTACCCCTGCACCGGAAGGCCTCCAAGATCGCCACACGGCTCCCGCTAGGAATCGGAGATAGGCAATTGAGGGAGGCTTGGCAGAAAGCGCGAGAGGCGACTGGGATCGACTGCAGGTGGCACGACCTTAGGCACACTTGTGCATCATGGCTGGTGCAAGCCGGAGTGCCGATCTATACCGTCTGCGAGTTCCTAGGGCACTCATCCGTCGCGACGACAAAGCGCTACGCGCACCTTGCGCCAACCCACCTTCAGGACGCCATCCGGCAGGTGCAGTGATTGTGCGCTCGTTCGGTCAAACAGTGTCCAGAACAGTCACTGACAGGCATTAAAAATCATGATGTTACGCGTAGGCAACTAACTCAAAATCCGCCGCCCTCAAAAGCGTGTGGGTTCGAGCCCCACTTCCGGCACCAATTAAATCAAGGGGTTAGGCTCCAGAGCCTAGCCCCTTTGGTTTTTCAGGTGCCCGGATTGTGCATTGATCCGCTCAATTCGTCCCAAACCACCGCCACGTCGGGGTCCCCGAGGCGTAAATCAGGGTGATCGTCTGCTGGGGCTGGATCAGGTGGGGGCCGTTGCCGTCATTCGGAGCGGCTGTCGGGTCCACACCCGCGCCGTTGATCTGCACGTTGCCGCCGGCCGGCATGCCCTTCACGTACACGATGACCGGGTATGGGTAGTTGTTCGTGACCGCCGTGCCAGTCGAGGCGACCGCAGGCGGCGAAGCGATGAAGCCCGCGGGGGTGTACCCCCGGATATTCCGCAACCGGGTACGCGAGGTCGTGAGGGCGAGGCTGAACGGCGTTGTGACAGAACCGGAGAGGTCGGCATCCGAGATGAAGTTGTCGAAGGCGGCATTGCCCGCTGGGTCGTAGATACCCTTGTCGTAGCTGGACGCGAACAGTCCCCTGATCCAGTTGTCCGTCACTTTGGTCGTGCCGGAGTCCGTGGAATCGATTTTGACGGCCGCAGAGCCGGCGACGCCAGTTCCCGGGCCGATGAATCGCAGATTGTCGAAGATGTTGCGCTTGGTATCGCTGGCGGTCACGTTGGGGTCTGCCGGGCCGCCTCGCAGCAGCAGACCGATGTCGTACGACTCAGCGAAAACATTGGACACCACGTTGTCCGTAGACGCGAACTGCACCAGCATCGCCGGGGTTCCGGATGCGGCCGCAGACGCACGGATAATGATGTTGTCCAGAACGTTCTTGGACGCCCCATGGTGAATCCAGACCGCTGCGTTGGCGATGCCAGTCGCCGTCACGTTCGACACGACGTTGCCGACGGCATTGTGGCCGATCAGGACGGCAGCGTTCGTGCAGCTGGCGATATACGCGCCGTTGACGATGTTGTTGTAGGCGGCAGGATCGGTGTCCGTACCTCGGTCGATCAGGATTCCGCGCGACCCGCAGGACTCTGCGCGTACGGATGTCAGCATGCACTTGTTAGCGCCAACCGTGAACGCGAAGCCCTGAGACTGGGCGTTCAGCGCCTTGCAGTTGATGACCGAAGCCTCCGACACACCCGAAAACAGGAAACAGCTGACTGCGGTCGTCGTGCCGTCCACCGTAAGATCGGACACGGTTGACCCATTGCTCAGCGTGACCGCATTCGTTCCGGAAAGGGCAAACTTGAGCTTGGTTGCCAACGTACCATCCCCGGACATCATCACGTTCTGCGGGACCGTGATCCCTGTCGTGAGATTGTACGTGCCACGAGGAACGAAAAGGTTGCCATAGCCCGCCGTAGACATGGCCGACAACAGGTCATTGAAATACGTATACAGGTTGTCGGTGTTGGTGCCTGCGCGGATCCCTGCCCATTTCGACTTTGGAATGGTGCGCATGACAGAAACGCGCTCGCCGTTGATGACATCGGAAGTCGTCTTGAGGTAAGACGGGACGACAGCATCGACGAACCCGACGAGGTCGGAACCAAGGGCGGAAGTGTTCGAAGAAAGATCGGTTCGGACGGAATTGTCACCATCCGCCATCACACGCTGCGCGACACCGACCTGAGTCCCATCCGACCGCTTGCTCACGAAATCGTAAGACGTTCCAGCGGTGACGTAGATAAGCGCCTGACCGTTTGCGTCCAGCGTGATGGGGTTGGCGTTCGGCGTAGTCCCCGCAGAATCCGAATACGTCGCGAGCGGCGTGGTGGTTCCTGCTGCATAGGTGTAGATCTTGCCGCCAGACAACGGCGTAATCCCATCGGTATCAAAGTACTTCTGCGCGGCTTGCGCCACGGTAAGAACGGCCATCCTTGGCTCCTTGGTTATTGCTTCTTTCGGTTTGTGGCGGTCGGAACGGTCACGACGGGCGCACGGCGGAAATAGGGGGCAATCGCGCTCGCGGAGGATCCCGGCTTTTCACGCATCATGAAGTTGGCGAGAGACTTCCCTAGGAGTCGATCCCCACCAATCACATTGTTGATTGCGCGGCCACCAAAAACAGACGCAAGAGCGCCCGCAGGGTTCGCGATAAGCGCCGCGCCAAGCCCAAGAGACTGGGCGTTTTCAGCGGTTCCGGACGTACTCGGGCCCTTGATCCTCTGGCCGATTGTCGCCAGTGCGCCTAGGGCGCCATCTTTCCCTCTGGAGCGAAGCGTGCGGCCCTTCTGAGTCGAGTTGATCGCGCCCTGAAGCTGCTGCATGGGGATCCCATCAGTAGGATTCCTAGCGACCAAAGGCTCAATCGTCTTGAGCGTGGCCCACTGCTGGCGCAGCTCATCCCATGCCGCCTTCTTGTCTGGAGACGACTGACGGGAAAATGCCTTGTGCAGCGCATCCCGGAACGCTTCTGCGGCCAACTGACGATCACCGCCGCCCGTAGCAGCTCGGCGCATGGACTGGTCAAGGGACTGAAGCGTACGGCCCGACATCTGCCCATCGGCCGCCTGTTTCCTGATTCGATCAACCCAGCCGTTTACGGTCCTGATGGCGGTGTCGTCCATTTGCTGGTTCGCTTCTTTGCGAACGCTGGCGATTTGCCGCAGGAACTTCCGGTCAACCTGCATCCCGTCCGCAAAAATCTGGTCGAACTTGGTGCCCATGGTGTCAGCGGCATGCCCGAGCATTCCTTGACTGACCTTGCCCCCTTCCATGCCGATCAGGTTTGCAACAGCCGCATTGCCTGCGCCCTGCTGCCTTGCCTCTCTGCCCGCTGCACCGCTCATCGGGAGCTTGTCGAGCATCCCGGAAAGGCGTTTGACAAAAGCGCTATCAGTGAGCTGCGCCGGGGTCAACTGAATCCCCATCGATTGCGCGCGCTGGTAAAGCGAACGGAGTTCAGGCGTCACGTTGTTGGACAGCGCTTTACCGATGACGCCCGGAGCCGCCGCAAAACCGCCGCCCATCCCAAGACCAATGGCGGCATTGTTCATGCGGTCAGAACCGGATTCTGCAGGCTGGATATATCCCAAAACACCGCCTTGCAGCGCGTTTCCTGCAATGGTCGTCGGGGCGAAGGCGCCAGCAGCAGAGGTCCCGCGAAGCGCTGCACCGGGGCCGAGCATCATGGCAGCATTTGCCAAGGCGCTGCCAGCAATGCCCTCCTTGGAAGACATCAGGGGCGCATCTAGCGCGTTCCGGCTCGCGGTGTCTGCGTATTGCTGGTTAAGGCTATCCTCAAGAGGGAGCCCAACACGGCGCACGTAATCGTTTCCGGAGCCCGGAGAGAGGCGATTCATGATGCCGGCGCGGACGCCAACGTCTGCCATCTGCGCTTGCGTGAAAAGCTGCTTGAGGCCATTCCCCACATCGGCAAATGCTTTGCCAGCGCCAGCTCTCACGTTCGGGTCGCCAAGCGCTGCAGGAGCCATCGGGCCGACCAGTTCCCACCAATTCAAACCGGGGCCGGTCATCGGCGACAGGTTCGTCCCAGTCACCTTGTCGAGATAAGCATTCTTTTCCTGCTGGCTCGCACCCTTGCCCGGAGGCTTCGCAGGCGCAGCGCGGAACGAGTTTCGCCCACCGTTTCGGACTGTCGTCTGTACGTTCGAGAAATCCGCCTTCCCCGGCGCAGAGACAACCGGATCCGCATCCCACGGATTCGCGCCGACAACCGGATCGCTATCCCAAGGATTGGCCATTAGCGCTTCCTCCGATGCGACCCATCAGGCGCGATGAACTCAGCGCCAGACGGAAGGGCGTTGTACTCTTCTGCGCTGTTGATGCGCTTGGGGCCATTGCTTGCCGGGGCTTGAGGATTGGAGGATCGCCCAGACTGCCGCCTCTGCATTTCGTTGTTGTAGGTGTCTTGGTTGAAAATCTGCGGGTAACTTTGGACTTGGTTGTCGATATTCCGCTTGATCGTGTTGTAAAGCTCATCAAGCTGGGAACGGAGCTGCCCACGAGTTCTGGGGTCGAATGCAGCAGATAGTGATGTCGGATCTCTAAGCGCCTGCTCAAGCATGGGCAGTTCACCCGGCTGCAAAACGCCAGTGTTGTACAGGGTTCGGAGAGACGCACGAGCATTGTTGTATGCGGTCCCAAGGCGGCCGCGCTGCGTTCCGTCCACTAGAGCGGCGGCAAGGCTCGGAGTATCTTGAACGGCCTGATCGAACGCGCGGAACATATTCAACGCGTCTTTGGTTTCCTTGAAATCCCGTCGAACCTTTGCGGCTTCGCCTGCGGAAAGGGGCTGCACATTGCCAACACCCTGTCGAGCGTCCGGCTTCGAAACAACATCGATTTTCCCCGTGGCGGAATCGACCTGCGCCACAGTTCCTTCAGGCAATCCAGCCGCCCGCATTTCGTCTTGGCTCATCGGGCGATATCCGGAAATTTGCTTTTTCGGCGCCTGAAGCTGTCGGGGCTGAGCCGGGATGTTGAAGTCGCGGCCTGCCTGATCCTGCTGCATCGCAGCCATGAGCGCGGGCATATCTTCCGGAGGAATCGGCTGCCCATCCTCGGTCTGATAGCGAACATCCGACATCGTCCGCTGCGGAGCGGGAGCACCGCCACCAATCTGGACAGGGGACGCCGTAGCGCTCCGCATATCGACGATGTTGACGCCGTTGTCACCGGTAAAGAGCTGGGTACGCGGGTCGGCCTTGCCAACAACCTGCGTTGTTCCGTCCCTCATAAGGGCGACCATGTTTCCTTGGTCATCGACAAATCGGGACTGTACGCCCTGCCCCTGACCGCCACCGTAAGCAGACACAAGAGACTGCGCCAGCTTCACGGACCCTTGAAGGTCTTCAGGCGTGTTGATCTCCGCCGGCATGCCCTGCGTCAGACCAGCAAACTGCGGGTGAGAGGTCAGCTTCTGATGGATATAGCTCCACGCTTTCGGGTCCTGCCGCTGCGCGTAGAACTTGGCAGCGTTCAGAAGATTTTCCGTCTCCCGGTCCTGCTGTGACTGCTGGAACTTCTGGGCCTGCATGCCCGCGTTCGGGTCCGCCTGATAAACCTGCGACAGCGCATTGGGGTCGCCCTGCGCGGCGCCTTGGAAGTATTGCGAGATAGCCGACTGCCTGCGGCGTTCTTCGCCAGCAGAGCGTCCACGGTTAAAAGCTTCGTAAAGGTCCATCAGCCACCCCAGCCATAACCAAACGCGCCTGCGCCCGTAGGCGTCTGCGACCTGTTGCGGGATCCGTACCAGTCGCCGAAGAAGGAGGCCGCACTATTCAGGCCGTTGTTCCATGCCTGATTGGATGCATAGGTCGAATTTGCCCGAGCCTGCGCGGCGCTCTGGAGGTTCTGACCGTAGTTGTTGGCGAAGTTGGTGCCATAGCTCCCCATCTGCCCGGCGGCCGTCTGAGCGCCGCCAAAGAGGCCTGCAAGGCGGTTCATGTAGGGGGTAAAGCCCTGCTGGTCGGCGTAGTCGTTGCCAAACTTCGTCAATGCCTTCAGCGTCGCCCCGGAGTTCAGGCCGCCTCGCGCCGCAGCGCTCGATTCAACAGCGCGCTTGCCCTGATCCAATCCAAACTGATACCCGGGCGTATTGCGGAAGGCATCGAATGCCTGCAGCTGCGACAGATTCGACGACGGCTGCTGCATCGGGCCGAGAGCAGACTCCAGCTGCCCCTGAATCAGATTCTTGTCCGACCCCGACCAGTAACCGGTGTGCCACTGGTTCTGATGCTGCTGCAGCGTGTTATCCCAAGCCGCTCGGTAACGCGGATCGCTGGCGTACAGGTCCGCTCGGGCAATCGGCGTGCCGTCCTGCGCGGTCGAGTAGTACAGAGAAGAGCCGCCGGTAGAGGCTGGGCTCAACCCGAGAAGCTGCATGTATCGGTTCTGGGCCGCCAGGCCGTTGTCGTAAAACGGCTGGTTGCGCTTGATCTGGTCCTGATAGATCTGCCAGTCCATCGCGCTGGACTGCTGGGCCGCTTTGCTCGCATCCTTGCTGGCGCTCTTCGCACCCTTGGAGCTGAGATAAGCCGAGCCCAGCGATACCGCCGCGCCGATCAACCCGCCCCAATCGAAACCTGCCATGTCCTCGTCTCCTTACGGAATGTTTCCGGCCCCGTTCAGGCCGTTGTTCACCGCAACTTCCTTGATCGCGGTGATCGATGCTGTATTGGCCGCCGCCTGCGACTGCGCAGCGATAGCGGCCGTCTGAACGTCAAGAGTTACCGACTGCACAAGCTCAACAGCGGCTTGAATCTCCGGGACCGACATGTCGAGAATCCCGCCAATGCGGTTGAACAGCGTTTCCAGCGCCATGCGGTACTCTCGGCCCATCGGAGGAAGGCCCGGGGCCATCGGCGTGTTTCTAGGCGGAAGCCATGGCGTGATGTTCGCCTTCGCTGCATTCTCCGCCCAATTCGCTACGCCCACCGTTGCCGCCGTCCCAGCGCGCGCGATGTAGTTATCCGTCGCCATCAGTACGGCAGCCCAAACGTGAACGTGCCGACCGTATGCGTATCCTGCGCGGCATAGACACGGGGGACGATCTTGGACACAAGGCAATCCGATGCGGCATTGACCGTCAGGTTGATCGCAGAGCCGCCAGAGGTGGCCACTTGGAAATCATCAGTAGTAGCACTGACAACAAAATAGACCGTCCCCGCGACCAGAGGCGACGGCGGCGTAGAGGTGTAGAAAACGATCTTGTCCCCGTTCGAATACCCATGAGCAGGGACCTTGATCGTATTGGCGGTCAAATCGGATGAAAATTCGACAGGATCGCCTCCCGTCGGAGCGATGAAACGCAGCGTTGAACCGCTCCACCCGCTTGCCCAGTAGATCGAAGACGCAGGCACATCAAACGTCACTGCGCTGGCAATCGTTCTAGGCTCTCCCGCTGAAGATGCGTTGAAACTGCAAGGCTTGGCAGCATAAGCAGGCGTTCCGCCCGTGACCTCGTTCGCCCCAGTCAACCCCGGGTAACCTGTGTGAAGTTTCAGGGTATCGACCGTCAGCGCGTTGAGCATGTCCCGTTTTGCGGAACCAGTAAATCCACTCATCGACTCAATGCCTCCGCGTCCAATTCCACGCCATACAGTCGAACCTTGACCGGATCGGAACCGGACAACTGGAAAACACGATGACGCGACATGCCTAGGCGACTCGTCGTCGCGCGGTTCTTGTATTCGCCAAGCTTCCCCAATCGAAGCTGCCGATAGGACGGGAACGAAAGCCCGCCATCATCCGACCATCGAAGGATGACCAGAGGATCCGAACCAACTGAAGGAGAGCCATCCAAACCGACGCCCATCTCCGCCATCAGCTGCAGCCCATCAAACCGGATGTTCTTCCCGGCGTTTTCGAGGTGCGTAAACGTGCGCTCCCAATAAAGCGGATCGCCGTCGTCGGTGTACGTATCGCGGTCCAGCTCGTACACCTGATTTGTGGACAGGTCCCCGACCAGATGCTTACTGCCCAATTTGAAGTGAAACGCCGCAGGGAACGGCTCCAGCGCGTTGGTGATCGTGTTCCGATAGGCGAACTGGGACCATTGCTGCGTCGAAATGTCGTAAGCCCACGACACGTTGCCCGGGACCGTCAGCACATAGACCGCATGGCCGTCGTACTGATACGTGAACCCGAACGCATCGGACAGGTTGCTGTACTTCTTCAGATCGTCTTCAATCGAGAAGTCCGAAATTCCAACCGGAGAGTTACCAAGAATCTTGAACACTCGCGGGTCGCCATCCTCGTTCTGCCCGAGGTAAAAAATGGTGTTGTCTTCTGCCGCGATGGAGTGCTTGGCACAAAGCCCATATTCGGAAACGGATGTTCTTTGGACCGGCTGGTCCGGGTCTCCGGTCTCTTGGAACCACTCGGTGGAATCCTCGCCGAAGATCATCAATTCCCGCTTATCGCTGAAGCATGCGATGACAGGATCAATCCGGGATTCCGCAGAAGCGAAGTTGAGCGCATCCAGTACGGCCGCCTGATCGACTTCGGTCCAGCCGTAAGTCCCGTTATCGTTCGGGAAGTAGATCCGCGTCCCCAGCATGCAGCCTTGGGATGTCGTCGGAGACGATGCGACCGAGGCATAGGCCAGCGTCGAGACCGTCACCACGTTCCAGCCGGCGGAGTGCATGACGACGACTTGTGTATCATTCGCCTCAATCGTCACCCGGCCAGAACCGGAAACCGACCCGACCGACGTTTGCGTGCCGTCCGAACTGACGCGATAGAGCGTTGATCCGGAGACAACCCACCCGTAGCCATGGAAACGACGGCCGCCACGGAACGGGCCGCTGCCAATCGTGCCCCATGCCTTCAAGCCGGGACGCTGGAAGAACATCCCATCACCCGCAGAGCCCGGCGCAGGCGGTTCAAACAGCAGGTTGACGCGCGTCTGAGCAGACAGCCGAGCGGAGCGCGACTTGTATGCCGGCCCGAGGAAGTTAGTTTTCACCGGTCAGAATGTTCCAGTACCTGCGGACGCCCGGGAGGTGGTCATAGTTCGACTGAAGAATCGGCGCGTAACGGGTGCGAAGCTTTGCCATCAGCTCTTCTGCTCGCGTGGTCACGCTCGGAGAGGGTTCCCACCCGTATTCCGGGGCCATCCTCAACGCCAGTTGATGCGCAATCGCGGCCTTGTCGGCTTGGGTCGCGTTCAACGTGGTCGTCTGGGATGCTACGGTGTAGTCCTGGAGCCCGACTTCATCCTCATACCACTCCGCAAGCATGTCGTTCAGGTACTCAAGCCCGGTTGCGGCGTCTTCTGCGTCGGGACTCTCGCCAATCGCGATCACGCCGATCAGTCTTAGAGCCTGATTAATCACATCGCTGGCAATCATCCATGCCCCCAAAAAGAGCGGGGGCCGAAGCCCCCGACTCTATTAGCCCTGAACTCGGCAAGCCCATTCCGGACGCTGCGCCACCGCACCCCACAGGAGGTCGAAGCGGCAGATACGCCGGTTGTTGAGGGTGTCGAAGTCGCGCACGAATCGCAGGGAAATGCCGTCGTACGTCGAGCGGGCCGCCATGTCGGTGCCGTTCGGCAGCTCAAGCTCCGGAACCACCAGCGTAAACGCGTCCTTGTGGAAGCCGATATTGACCGGGGTGTTGGTTCCCGCCGCACCAAGAACGGTAAGCGCGGCGTTATCGGCCGGAAGAGCAGTCACGTTCTGGTATGCACCACCGGAAATCGGGCACGGGGTGATCGTGATGGTCGCGTTGCCGCCAGCATCCGAAGAAACGTCGGACGAGACAACGAACTGCATCAGCGAACCGGTGGACTGCTTGGTTTCCGGGTTGACCGCGAACACGTTGGCGATGGTGAACACGTCGCCAGCCTTCAGTCGCGAAGCCGCAGCCGCCGTCCAACCATCGGTCACCAGATTCAGCGAAGCCGCATAGGCGTTGTTCGTACCGGCGTTGCCCTGATTGGCGCCATTGACGAGCGGAGTGCCGCCCAGCGGGCCAACCGTATGCGTCGGCGCGTTCTGCGACATCCAGAAGTTCCAGCCGAGCGCCTGACCCATCATGCCGCTTTCGTACTGGTCGCTGATCCGGTCGGACGACTGGAACAGGCCCTTGAGCGCGTCCACCGTCGAAGCCTGAGCCGCAGGCGTCAGAATCATGTGGCGGCTGTTGTCGCGCGGCGCGGCGTTTTCGTCGAGCTTCTGTCCGGCTTGCAGGTAGGTCAGCGCAGCCGAAGGCGTGGTTCCCGGCGTGCCCACCGCGTTCGCAACGGACTTGTACATCAGGCCATACAGGCCGGCATCCAGAGCAGTGGCCAGACGAGCCATGGCGCGGTTGAGATAGCGCTCCGCGAAACGGTCGATGGTCATGGCGAGGTCGGTATCGTCGAAATCCCAGTCGATACCGATCAGCGGCTGCAGGCTCAGCGTGGTGCTGGTTTCCACCACGTCCTGAATCGAAGCCGTAGAGCCGCTTCGGGTCGTGAACTGCACCGGACGGCGGATCTGATAGCTCTGGCCGGCCTTCATGCCGGACTTGCCAAACTGGCTATCCCAGTCTCGGTTGACCTTCTTCGCCAGAACGATGTTGTTGTGGAGGATCTGCAGCGACTTGTCGCTGATCAGCTGGGGGGTAAGCAGTACGTCAGCCATTTCTCATTTCCTTATGAGTGTTTAGCGACCGCGCGACTGTGCGTTCCAATACGCAATGCGCTCTTCGGTCGTCATCTTGTTGATGTCCTTCGCGGCCGATGCCCCGCTCCCTGTAAGCACAGGGGCAGGCGCGGGCGCGCTAGTGACGGGCTTGGGCTTCGGTGCAGAGACCTTTGCCTCAATGCGTCCAATTTGTGCGGCAGCGATATGCGGAGGCAGCCGAGAAATGCGGTCGGCCTCGTCGCGGTGTTGCGACAGGTAGTGAAGAACCGCCGGACCGTGATCGGAGGTCGCAAGGATCTCCCCGACATCCGGGCCGAAATTCGCCACGCTGTTCAACGCAGAGACGCCTTCCCAGTAATCCGGATTCGCGGCTGCGTATTCGGATTCCTTGGATGCGAAGCTCTGAATAAGCTGCTGCTCGTACGCTTGGCGCTGGGCTTGGTGGAACTGCTGCTGGGCCTGTTCGAAAGCGGTTTGCTGCACGCGAGACGCGAGGTCGGAACCCCACTTCTGCATGTCGAAGTCGTAGGCAGACGGATCGGGGATGTCCTGCGGGGCCTGCTGCGCAGGCGGTTGCCGCTGGAACTGCTCCAACTGCTGCCGATAGAAATCACGCTCTCGTTCAGCCTCTCTTCGAGCCCGGGTGATCTCGTTGACGCGCTCTTGCGGAACGTACCGCCCCTTTTCGTCTCGGGGCTTTTCCTGCGGTTGCGCTTCAACCTGTTCCGTGGCCGATTCGGAACCCTGAACCTGCGACTGTTCGGCGGGGGCCGAATTTTGCGCAGGCGCGGCCAGTGCGCCCGTCTGGGCGGCATCAATCTCACTCATCGTTTCGCGTCCTTTCGACGATTAGCCCGGCATCCGGCCGGTGCGGTCTTACGCAGCGAGCAACAGGACAAGCACCGCTTCTTCGTCGTCCCGCTCTCTTTCGAGCCGGGCAACGTAGCGGTCAAATTCCTGTGCAATCTCGGTAAACAGCGCGTCTACCGCCCGTTGGGCGGCGTCCGCGATAGGTGTCGCATCAAAGGCAACCGGCTGAATGCTCAGCAGGTCATCCAACCTCTTCAGGTAGCGTTTCCGCTCTTCCTCTTCGAACGTCGCCAGCTCTTCAGCGGCAAGGCGTTCGGCCTCAATCCTCAGCGCCTCTTGGCGCTCGATCTCTTCGCGGTCTTCCCGCTTCTTTCTTGGGCGACGGTATGAACCCCAATCGCCCGCACTCACCTGTTGCTGCGGCTGTCCCTGCCCGGCCTGACCGAGCAGACCAGTGGAAAGCCAAAGGACAATCACAGGACGTAATTAACCTGAACGCTAGTGATCGTGAAAGACGGCGTCGTTCCGCCAATCGTGTAGTTGATCCGCCACGTACGCGGCAAAGGGGCGTTCAACACCACCGTCTGCGCTGCGCCCGTCGTCAGGTTCGCAGGCGTCGAGCCAGCGGACTGGGACACGTTGGACGGGTACACGATCAACGAATGGTTGCCCGTCGCGGTAATCGCAGTCAGCGCAGCACCAAGGTTCAGCCACGTCGTACCGCCATCAGGCGACCATTGCAGCTGAGGCGTCAGCGTCGGAGATGTGCCCGATACGGTGCCAATCAGGAACGTGATGTAGGCGCCACGGCTGGCATGGTTGGTTTGGGTCGCGCCTGCAAACGTCGCCGTCTTCGCGCCCGTGTCGCCGGTCGTGGTGTTGACGTTGCCGCGCATGCGGTCCCGCGTCGTACCGTTGAACACATAGTTCACGACCGACTGCTGACCAAGGGTCGGGTTCGCAACGCCATCGGCCAACGCCGCAGAAGCGGTCACAAGCGCGCCACCCGGGCGAGCATCCACCACAAGCGCCGCATCCGTGAACGCTGCTGCCGTGCTCGCTGCCTTCACAACCGCGCTGTTGCCGCCTTGGTTGATCGTCGCAAGCCACGGCGTTGTGTTGGCGGTGTTGCCCGGCTGCACCGTCCACGTGCCCGACTGGGACGCAGGAAGCGCGCTCTGGTTCGAAGCGATGGCAACAGGGATCGACGAGGCCATGGCAGCCTGCCCAAGTGCCAGCGCAGTGCCGCCCACCTCGTTCAACGCAACAGGCGCATTGTTTAGCTGGGTCGCCGGGTCGATATCGCCATAGGCAGTATCAAGGCGCAGCGTCGTCGTCGTAGAACCGCCCGTGTTCTGAGCAGTCACCTTCACGTAATTGCCATTCAGCACGCCAGAACGTGCGAACGGCTGGTTCGCCGTGTATGTGTACGTCAGCTGCTGCGCCAGCTTGGCCCCTGCAGCATCCGAGTACTGAAAAATATTGATCGTTGCGTTCTGGTCAGAGAAAAACAGGACCGAGTACGCCTTCTGATCGACAACGCTCTCAACCGTTCCCGTAAATGTCGCACTCGCCGCCAGCTGGGTGGATGTGCTGTTGACCGTCGAGAAAGTGAAGACATCCGCTGTCTTCTTGACAGGGATCGATGCCTGATCGGACGCAACCGTTACCGAATTGCTGCTCGCGGCCGCCTTCTGGCCCAAAGTCGGGTCAAATCCAATCACGCGCCACCCCCGCCAGATTCGCCATCCGTTACTTCGAGAATCGTCAACTCCGTCCCCGTCGCGTTATAAGCAATCGCTGCCAAGACCTGTCCTGTCGGCGGGACCACTTCCAGCGATTCGCCAGACTTCAGCGTGCCGCCCGCAAACGTCGCATCTGCACCGCCGGAATTACGCACGGAGACGCGGAATGCGCCCGCCGTCGTGGACCCGCTAGTGGTGGTGCGGCTCAGCAGGGGAACGGCCGTAGCGGTCGCGAATCGGACCGGGAGGCCGTTTGTAAGCCCAATCTCCGCCCCGTCCGAGCTGGTGAGCATGACCGCACCCACAAACCCGGACGCAGTGGACCGACCGGCGAGAGAATCAGTCCCCGTGCCGGTGTTGGCCTTGGCAGTGAGCGAATCAAGCGCCATTCATGGCCTCCACAGGCTCCGCGCCGATGACCTGATTGGTCGCCGGGTCTCGGACAATGCGCATAGCGGGCTTGGGCTGGTTCACCGTTGCCGACAGCTGGGCCAATAGTCCAGCCTGCTGGGACATGAAGTCGGAAATCTGTGCCATGAAGTCCGTGACGACGGCCAGAACCTGCGATTCTTCGCCGTTCTTGGCCTCGTCTTCCGCTGCAGACTGGTCGCGCTGATCCAATTCGCTGGCCTTGGCGTCCATTTCCTGCGATTTCATCGCGTGGTTTGCGCTCGCTTCCAGCGTCGCGGCCTTTAATTCGGCCTGCATGCGGCGGAAGTCGGAATCCAATAGCTTCTTCTGGGCTTCCAACTGCTGCTTTTCGGAATCCGTCGCGGCCTTGTCCTGCTGGATCTGCTGGGCGGCCTGATCCAATGCCATCTGCATCTGCTGGGCCTGATCCATCATCATTTGCGCCTGCTGCATCGCCTGCATGACCTCCGGAGGCATGTCCTTGCCCTCCGAAAGCTGCTGCTGGATCTGCGGAGGGAGCATCATCTTCAAGCGCTCGGCCGCTTCCTCGGCCCCCGGGAAGTCCAACGCCTTCATGAGCAGGTCTGGAACCGCCTGAGCGATCATCGGATTGCCTTGGCTCATCTGGGTCAGCGCGTCCACAAACTCCATGCGGAGCGTGTCGTAGCTCGGGCCAGTCGCCACCGTCAGGTCGTACTTGCCCTTGGAAAGGTCATTGATCTTGACCATGCGCCCCGAGGTACGGTCCTGCACTTCCTGATAAAGCTGCTCCAGATTCTCAGACCCGTCCTTGCCGATCACGCGCATGACGCGAGGCGTGTCGTACACCTTGTGCAGCGCCCGCAGAATCAGGTCGCCAGTAATCTGAATGCCTCGGGACAAAGAGTCCTGATAGTCGAACGTCGCCGTATCACCTTCCTGCTGGCGGGCAAGGATGGCCTTCCCGCTCGTCTCATTCGAGCGAGCACCGACAGAAGCGTCGTAAATGCTGTCGGACGCCTTTAGCATGTCCACGCTGATCTGCGCGACCTGCAGGAAGGCCGCAGGCACATCAGGCGGGGCCTCACGTTGCGGACGGCCACCGGGGACGGACGGGTCAGGCGTATACGGCAGCGCGAACGGGTCTTCGGCCGCAGCGTTTCGCCATGCCTCCTTGACTCCCGTGCCCTCCAGCATCTTCAAGGACACCAGATACGGCGATTTCGGAACCTTGGAAATCGATTCCTGCGCCGTGGTCAGGTTGTAGTTCAACAGCTTCTGAGGATCGCGGCTGAAGCGGACCATGCCGCACCAGGTCCACTTGTTGCCGAACTTGTGCCGATTCGCCCAGACAGCGACGATGGGGATGCGGTGGAAGACCGTCTCGTAAGGGCCGTCAATCTCTTCCTTGCCAGAGCAAATGGACATGATGACCTTGTAGCCGGTCACCTGCCGCTCTTTGACAATGCTGATGCCCTGCTCGGCCAGCTCGTCCAGGCCATCCTTGGCCTCTTCCGCATCCAGCGACCGCCCATCCGACAGAAGAATGATCGTCTTCTGTACCGGCTCCTTCCGGTAGTAGGCGACTACTCGAATTTCATCCTCGCCAAACCAGCTGTTGAGCGGCGTCTGTGCGCACGACTCGAAGCTGGCCGCTTCGGCCTTCGGGTACTTCTTTGCGAACCCGGCGCGCGTATACGTGCGTTCGATGAATCCAAAATCCGGATCATCCATGTTGTCCGGATCCAACCAAACAGAGTTCAGCGGGTCTTCAATGGGCTCGATCTTGAAATCCTGATCCCACGAGTCATCGGAGTTGTAGTCCGTGCGGACCAGCCAAGCTCCGAAGCCGCAGGGGATCAGCGTCTCCGCAGCGCTGTCGTAAGCAACGCTCGCATTACTCGTCTGCTCCACGTTCTTGATGAGGCCGGCGCGCAACTCAGCGCCCTTCACGTCCCCACCTTCAACCGGGCGAACCTTGATAGACGGGCGCGCCTTCTTCCAGTCGTTCACCACCTGCCGGACGTGCGAACGCAGAATCGGGAACTCGTAACATGGGCGCTTCTTGCGGGCACGGCGCTGCGCATCGTCCCACTGCGCGCCCGGCTCGTTCACGAAGCGCCAGTCTTCCCGCGCAGCGTCCCGATTGTCCCTGTCGGCTTCGACGCACAACTCATACCGCTTGCGCATCTCTTCCATTGGGTCCGCAGCATCCTTGCCGCGCTTCTTCGTCGCTACCATTCCGTTCCAAAGTCCATGGTTGACCAGTCAACGCCGTCCGCGTCGTTCGTCATCTGAGGTGCCGCAATCGCCAAGTACCGGAACATGTCCGCGCCGTGGCTGAACTCGTCGTGTAGCGGCCCAGCAGGCTCGCCAGTCGTCGTCGGGATGGATCGCCGATAGCGCTTCAAGCACTCGATCAGGCGAGCGCAGTTAGTGCGGTCCATGTACAACTGACTGAACACCATGCGAGCGTTCTTGATGCCTGTCTCAACAGGCTGGTTGGGCACAATCTCGACGGACCAGCCCAAGTCTTCCATCCACTGCTTGGCGCTCTTGCCCGTCTTGTAATCGCCGTGGGCGCCGTCGTGAGGCAGGAACACCTTGCCCCAGTTGTAGCCCAAAGACTTCAGCTGAGCTGAATACCAATCAAGCGTCTTGTGGTCGTCTTCGATGTACCGGATCACGCGCAGGCTTGACACATGCCGCTGGACGATGCCAATAGACATCTTGTCGTTCCACCCAAGGTCAAAGACCACATGAGCCTTGAGCGCCGGGTCGTACGGCACGAGGTTGAAGCGGCCCTCTTCCTGAGCCTTTGCCACTTCGTCCGCGTAGATCGCGCCAGACACCGCAGGACGGCATTTGCCTTCCCAAATGTTCTCGTAATCCGCCTTCGGCATCCTTGCCTGAGCGTCCCTCCGTTCCTGCTCCAGCACTGCGGGGAACCAAGGATTGTCCCTGTAGTTCACCACTGCCACAACAGAATCGGTCGGCGGCTGCTCAACAAACCGCTTCCACGTCTCGTCCGTGTCCAACTCGGGGTTGAAGCTCACCCAAATCTCTGAACCGTCCTTTCGGATGGTCGGGATCAGGATGTCCCAGCTGCGCTTACTGACGCTCTGGCCTTCTTCAACCCATGCACGATCCAAGCCCTCATAGGACTTGATCGAGTCAACCGTGTGGTCCTGCAGGCCACCAAAGAGGAACTCTGTGCCGTTCCTGCCCTTTATGGTTGTCTGCTGCACCTCGTAGAAGTCGCCCAGCCCGTGGGCCTTGATCCGGTCGCCCAGCAGCTTGTGTACCGAGTCCTTGATCGACTTCTGAATCTCTCGGAAGCACCCAATCCGAAGCGGAGACTGGAGCCCCTGAATCAGCAGCGCATCCGCAAACGCCCAAGACTTCGCGCCGCCTCGCCCGCCATGTGCAACCTTGTAGCGGTGAGGTTCGAACAGGAACCCCAGCTTTTCAGGAATCTCAACCTTCAGGTCGGACAAGCTGCACCGTAATGCCGCTGATGAGCGGTGCCTCGGGGTCTCCCTGCATCGTCAGCGGGAGCAACTTCGGGTAGATCTGAGACCAGAACGCCTTTTCATTCACCGGGTCTTCTTTCGCCCACGCGACAAGGCGATCAGCGCCGCCCAGTTCCTCGGCTGCACGCGCAATGACTTCCTTCGCGGCCTTGCCTACCTTGTTGACAGACCCTTTCGGCCTGCCCGGACCTCTTGGGAGATGTTCGGGGTTCCCGTTCGTATTCATCGCTTACAAAATTGGGTTACTTGACCCAAACCTGTCTGTCTGCGATCAGCGTCTCACCATTGGCGAGACTGACCGTGTTCCTGACCAAACCACTGTAGTACGTGCTCATGCTGGCCGATGACACATTGGACGCTAGGGCCTCATTGGTCACCGGGATGCCAATCCAAGAGCTCGACGTGACAGTGGTGTTCCTTTTCTCGCACTCGGCCGTCCAATCGTTTGTGACCTTCACGGTCTCGCCGTAGATGGCCCGAATCTCTTTCCGGATCACGAGTAGTTGTCCGTCACTTGGTACTGAGGCTGATACTTGCTTGCCTCCATGAACGAGCGAATGGCAGCCGGGTCCGTGATGCCTTGGCCGTTCCAGTTGATCGCACCGCGTGCACCACCATTGCCAGCCATCGGACCGCTCAGACCTGCCATGTAGTTCGTGTACCAATGCTGTTGCGGGGATCCAAACATCGGGGCGATGCCGGAGACATGGATAGGCGCAAGGTCGGGGCCTTGCACCTGAGCGTTCGGCGGCGTCAAACCTGCCTGGGCCGTCTGCTGCTGCTGTCCAAGCGGGAGCTGGTAACCCTGCCCGTCCTTTCCAAGGTCGGTAGGACCCTGCCAGTTACGTGTGTTGTTGTTACGAGCGTTGTGGATTGCGTTGGCGATCAGCCCGTAAGCCGTACCGCCACCCGGGACAACGCTACCGATTGCCGTCTGGATTGCGCCCTGACGCATGCCGCCCCTGTCCCATGTTCCATATCGGGGGTTGTACCCCTGATTCGAAAACACAAGACGATCCAGCCCTTCCCGCATGAATCGGCCGAACCGACTGCCCTGCGGTACTGGTTTCGAAAAGTCAGCCATCCGTGGCCTCTTTGTCCTTAAGCGCTGCGCTTCTCGTCCTGATCGGCGCAGCAGTTGCTACCCATTGCGTCCTGCATGGGATTACTTGGGTTCCGGGAGACGGAGCAGGTGACGACGAGCGGCAAGGATCAGCTGTTGCGCTCCCATCAGGGCCATCGTGTAGCCGATGGACTTGGGGTCCAGACCGGTAGCGCCGGCAACGCTCTCAGCGAGGCCCGGAGCCGCCAGAACAGCCGCGCCAGTCGTGGCAGCGATACCGCCAGCCCACACGCCCCACTTCTTGACAGCGCTGCGGAGGCCGTTGCCACCACCAATGATGATCGGGGTACTCATGATTACTCCGGCTTGGTTGCGTTTTCGAGATTTCGGATCAGGTCCGAAAGCGTTTCCGCGGTGTAAGGCCGCGGTTTGTCGTTCAGCGCTCCGCCCATCGTCACCACATCAGCAGCCACCGAAACCGGGAGCGAAACCACAGACACCGCAGCCTTGGTCAGGCTGTTCAAAATGCCAAACATCACTTCTTCTCCGGTTGGAGTTTTTCGGGCCGCAGCTCCGGATACCGTTGCCACAGCATGTTGGTGTAGTCCTGATTCCGCTCGACTTGGCGATTCGTGTCCCGCAGGTCACTGCGCATGTCGATCACCAGTAGCAGGCAGAACATTGCGCACGCCACTGCCACCGCTACGCCCCACCCGCCCATGTTGACGGTGATGGTGGCGTTGCCGGTGTTGGCGGCCCGCTGCCCATCGGTGAGCAATACCGCGGCCGTGTGTATCTTGTTCGCAGCCTCGGTGACTGCATGGATGTGCTCGGGGCCTAGGCTCATTAGCGCTTCCTGACTGCAGGTATTTCGATCTGTAGCGCATCGAGAATAAGCGCCATGTTTTCTGCTGCCGTCGCAACCTGAGACTTTATCTCCGCCATCGTTGCATTGGTCGGTGCAACCGCAGACTCGACAATCGTCTTGATTTCTTCCTTGTCCGCGTACTTCTTCGCGACCTCAAGCCGGAAGTTGTAGTGTTCGCGCCAAAGCATGATCTGCGCGCCAACCGTCCCAGAGGCGACAGCCCACAACGCCTTGTCTGCGAAGTCGCCCAAGTCGCTCATGACGTTCTAGCCGCTTGCCAGTGCATGGCATCAGGGGTGCTCCAGCCGATACCGTGCTCCCAACCCTCAGCCTCAAAAGCCCGACGGACCTCCGGAACCTTGGCAAAGTGCGGGTCTCGGTTACCCATCCCGTTGCGGTCCGGGTCAAGATCGATCGCACAACCGTAGGCATGCATCGACAGCCCACGGGAGCCGCGCTTGGGGCGGTAGTTGTACCCGCCGCCGATCTTGTGAACTCCCCACTCTTCGACCTTCTTCTGGTCGCGCCCGGAAGCGTCCCAGATGGACGCAAACACGCGCGCCAGGCTGTTCGCGCACTTCACGTGCACCCGAACCTTGGTGATGCGGATGGTCGCGTCCCACGACGCCACAGCGAGCCATGGAACCGATACAGTCGTCAGGTTCAGGCTTTCCCAACGCGGGTTAGCCTCGCCATCCTTGCCCGTCGGGTCGCCGTAGAACGCCCGGCACTGGGACTCAAGCGGCCACATCAGTCGTTGCTCTGAATCCGCCCAAGGCGCGTTGCTTCGGCCACCGCACTGGCAGCATCGAAGTACAGCGCAACCAGCCCAAGAGCGCTGCTCACGCCCGGCAGGACTCCATCCGCAATCGACACGCGGACAACCGCGAACATCGGGCCCACCGGCAGAACAGCGTGGTCAGTGACGTTCATCAGCACCCCGGCTTGCTGGGCTTCGACGGCTTGCTCGGCTTCGGGCGGGGCTTCGGCTTCATCTTCGACATTGCAGGACTCCAAATAGAAAGAGCCCGCCATTTCTGGTCGGGCTCCGGGGGATGAAATTTACCGACGAACGGTAGTTGACTGTTACACGTAACGGAGTAATCTATATCCCACAGGTTGGTTCGATTCCAACTCGTACACATCAACCACGGAGACGCAGACATGACCACTATTGCTTACGAAGTTGTCGCCAACTGCACGGATGAAGCTTGGGCCCTTGCGCAGCAGGCTCTGGCAAATGAAGGCTTGTCTGCTTTCGACGGCGGCCGGAGCGGCACGCGTGGCGAAAGCTACCTCGTTTTCCGAGATGGCTCCTGCGT